ACTCATCTTTTTGGAGTAAACTAGCTGATCCAAATGGGACCATAAATTCTAATTATGGATTTATAGCACTTAAAGATAAATATGCAGGAAAAAGCCAATTAGAATGGTGTATAGATTCTATTAAAAAAGATATAAACACTAGACAAGCTGTAATTAATTACAACCAACCTAAGCATAAATATCCAAACAATAAAGATTTTGTATGTACATTATCTCAACAGTTTATTGTAAGAGATAATAAACTAGATTCAATAGTATTTATGAGATCTAATGATCTTATATTCGGATTAACATACGACATGCCTTGGTTTTGTTTATTAATGAAAATGGTTGCTAAAGAATGTAATTTAAAATTAGGATATTATAAACACTACGCAGCAAGCTTACATGTTTACAAAAAGCACTATAAGATGTTAAAGGATATTTCTAAAGATGAATAAATAAAGGAATTTATACATGCCAGAACCAAGCCACGAACCTTGTCCAATGTGCGGAACATCAGATGAGGATGAAAGAATTTCCGATGTAAATCAACTTGCAGATCAAGCTATAAATAATCTAAAGTTTTTAAATTTAGGATTTACGCTTGGTCATTTTATGACAGATTTAGAAAGATCTGTATATTTTCATCATCAAATTAGAAAATGTAAGTTCAAAGAAATATCTAAATTATTAAATAAATCCGAAGCCACTTTGAAAATGGCGTGGAAACGCTGTAAACTCAAGGGTGATAAGGCTTTAGAAGAATCCATATTATAAAACGTTTACTTTTTCCTTATATATAGAGGGGCATTTATGCCTTACTCGTGAATAAATAATATGATTAAGCACGAAAGACAGAAAAAATAATGCCTTTACACGATGTAAAATGCTCCAAATGTGTGCACACTGAGGAGATCTTTTATCAACCAGGATATAAACCTTCTAATTATGAATGTAATAAATGTGGAAAAGTTCAAAAATTCAAACCTTTATTAAGTTCTCCTATAATTAAAATGGCTGGTGAAAGACCCGTTGAAAGAGAGTTAGAGAAATCTGCGGCTGATGGCTTATTCTAATGCCTAAAGATGCTATATTAAAAAGAATAGGTGTTTCCGGTTATAATAAACCTAAAAGAACACCAAAGCATAAGACTAAAAGTCATGTTGTAGTTGCTAAAGAAGGAAATAAGATAAAGACTATTAGATTCGGTCAACAAGGAGTGAGAGGTGCTGGTAAGAGACCTAGGACCAAATCAGAGAGAGCGAGGAAAAGAGCTTTTAAAGCACGACACGCTAAGAATATAGCAAAAGGAAAAATGTCTGCAGCATACTGGGCTAATAAGGTAAAATGGTAATGCCCAATAAAGAGGCGAAGCAACGTAAAAGATTAAAGAGACTTGCTACAAAAAAGATAGCACAGTATAAAGCCTTAAAAAGGCGAGAACGTAAGGAGAAACGAAATGAAGTATTTTAAAAGAAAAGATGGCTCTGTATTTGGTAAAGAGAATCCTTCTAAAGAACAAGTAGAAGCTTATAAAAAAGATGGATCTAAAGCTTGTGATTCAGAAGGTAAACCAGTAAAAGCTACTAAAAAAAAGGATAAGTAAATGCCAAAAGGAAAAGGGACTTACGGAAAAAAGGTTGGGAGACCAAAGAAAAAAGGTATGGGAAAATCAAAAAAGAAAAAGCGATAGCTCTTGATTGTGAGTTAGTAGGATTGAGAAACTTAAAAATATCACACAACTGGCGATTAGAATTTGATGTATATGAAGTTGAACAAGAAAAAGTTAAAGAATTGATAGATCTAATTCAAAAACCAGTTGCGATCGGAATTGTTCCTTTAGAGGAATAAAATAACATAGTAATAACATGCCTTTTGAAAAAGGAAATAAGATCGGCAATAGATTTAAGCCTGGTGAAGTTAATAATCCTAATGGAAGAAGAAACGCAGCCAGGGATATTCTAAATAAGATCTTAGATACTGAAGTTGATGAAAGAACTAAGCGAGAAAGATTATTAGATAAGTTGGTTAATATGGCTAATCACGGAAATTTAAATGCTATAAAAGAGGTTTTAGATCGAACTGAAGGTAAATCAACAGAATATATTGTTACTGAAGAAGTTAATCCTATAAGAATTTTAGATTTTGGAGATGATATCTTAGATGAAAAATAAGGTGCTTGATAGCCCCTTAAAATTTATTTTAAGGCTATAAAGATAAAGAGAAATATAAAGATAAAGAGTAAGAGTAAGATAAAGAAAAAATGAATGGAACTGAGATTAACAAAAGAGAGAAAAGAAATTCTGAGTCATCCAGCGAGGTTCAAAGTAATCACGGCAGGGCGGAGATTCGGAAAGTCGGTGCTGGGATTAATGTTTCTTTTAAAAGGGCAAATGTTGCAGGGCGAAAATCGTTGGTACATAAGCCCAACCTACAGAAACGGGCGTCTTACAGTCTGGCCAATGTTGAAGCAAATTATCAGGTCGATGGGAGACAATCAATGGAAGATCAACGAGACGGATTTGAGTTGTACTCGATCAGGTGCCACAATTGCGATTAAAGGATCAGATGCAGCAGACTCATTGCGAGGTGCAGAACTTTCAAGATGTGTTCTTGATGAATACGCTTATCAGAAGGCAGGAGTATTTGAAGAAGTGATCTATCCTATGTTAACCACTACTCATGGAAACGCTTTAATGATCGGCACACCTGACGGATTTAGTAATAATAATTTTTATGATTACTTTTTAAAAGGTCAAGGGAAAGATGATCAATGGAAGTCTTGGCAATATAGGACTATTGATGGAGGTTTTGTAGATGAAAAAGAATTAGAGTTAGCTAAGAGTAATTTAGATGAGAGGGCGTATCGCCAGGAGTTTATGGCAAGTTTTGAAACGGCTGCTAATCGTGCAGCTTGGGCTTTCAATAGAGATGAGCATATTAGACAAGCAGATGAATTAAGTTCACATCAAGTAATTGGAATTGACTTCAATGTTGATTATATGTCAGCAGTTCTTGCTTGTATTTATGGAGATGGTACTGTTCATTATATAGACGAGATAAGGCAACAAAATAGTTCTACTGAAATGTTATGTAAAGAAATGAAATCAAAATGGATAAAAGCAAAAGAATGTTATCCAGATCCAGCGGGTTCTGCTCGCAGTACAACCTCACACAGATCGGATCATCAGATCCTAAAAGATCACGGATATTCCGTTTATGCTCGTAAAGCACACCCAAGCCATAGAGATAGATTAAATGCCCTTAATAGAAAATTAAAAGATGCTACTGGTAAAGTCAGGATGACAGTAGATCCTAATTGTAAATACCTGATAAAAGATTTAGAGCAAGTTCAGCGTGATAGAAAAGGTGGCATAGACAAGAGCAATATAGAATTGACGCACAGCCTTGATGCAGCCACATATTTAATAGAATATAAATTCCCCATAGTTCAAAGAATAGCAACATCAATACAATGGTAAAAGAACTATGATAGTAGACTCAAAAGAATTCGTAAGAAGTGGATTAAAAGACTTTCTTTCAGATGTAACTAATGATAATGTTGAAGAACGCTATCGCAGTTTATCTTATTATGAAGGAATGCAAGGCGAAATGGAAACAGATTTAGGAAGATACTTTCCTTTAAAATCTTTAGAAGTTCCCTTGATCGTCCAAAATATAACATCTAAATTAGTAAACGCTCGTGCTATTGGATATAAAACTCCACCAGTAAGAGAGAATGAAATATATTTAGAGAATGTAAAAGATTTAGATCAGACTATGTTAACTGCTGAACGCTTGACATATTTATTAGGATCTCATTTAATCCGTAGCAGGTTTAATGAAGAATCTAATATACTTGAATATGATCAGATTATTGAATTTGAACCGATATTTGAAGCAAGGGGCAGAGAGCCTTTTGCATATATCTACCCAATTTATAATCACGGACAAGCAAGAGAGAATGAAGTTGTTTATGCTTATTGGTCTGCTGAAGAACATTTCTTAGTTCATCAGAGTGGAGTTATTGAATCGGTCAATGAAGGTAATATTAATCCTTATGGAGTTTTGCCTTTTACTGTATGTCACAGGCATCCTTATACAACCGATTTTATTCGTAATGGTGCAAGTGATATTGTTAATGCTAATCTAATGATTAATCTATTAATGACCGAACTTGGCTTGGCTATGAGATTACAGGCTTTAGGTCAGCCAGTTATTACAGGAATAGATAATGCTAATCAAGTATCATTAGGAGTTGATAAGCCAATGGTACTTCCAGAAGGTGCATCGTTTCAATTTGTTTCACCTGGTGCTAATATAGATTCTTATTTAAATGCTGTAAGGTTTTATGTTGATTCAGTTGCTTATAATAATAATTTAAAAGTTAAATGGTCAGTAGGTCGTGAATCGTTTGTAAGTGGTGAAGCGTTAAAGATGGCTGAAATAGATCTTACTGAATCCGTTATGTCTGATTATCAAATGATCTGGCGAGGTGTAGAGAATAAAAGATTTGAAATAGATAGAATTATATTAGAAGCTCATAATATTAGAGTCCCAGACGAATATAGCGTGGACTTTAGTGAGCCAAGATTCCCTCTTACTGCTCAAGAAGAAAGAGAACAATGGGCTTGGGAATGGGATAATAATCTATCTACAACCAAAGATTGGCTAAGAAAATATAATCCAGATCTTAGTGATGAAGAATTAGATGAAAAGGTAGCAGAGATTGTACCAGAGAAACCAGAAGAAGTTCAACAACAAACAACTTTAGCAGATATATTGAGTAGTTAATGTCATATTCCCCTGAACAATTTGGAACTAAATATGAAACAGCTTTAAATAAGATAGCTTCTTTGTATCAAAAAACTATTAATTCTAATAATACACAAGAACAATTATTAATAGCTATCGGTAAAATAAATTTTAAAGAACTGTTTGAAACTCAACTTGGTTTTAAATCTGAAATAGATAAAGTAGGTCAATCATACATAGATGCTTTAAGAGCAATGGATGGTTTTGCTGATGTAGATGAAACAACATTGAGAGCTTTAGTTGAAACTGACTTAAATGTTTATAGATCTAAGTTTGATAATACTTATGTTCAAATGAAAAGTTTATTTACTGAATCAATTATTAATGGGCTGCCAAGAGAAGTTTTTGTTGATCGTTTAACAAAAGGTCAATTAGGAGTATTATCAAAATCTCAAGCAACTGCATTATTTAATGATTCAATGGCTAAATTTAACAGAGCAGTTACAAAACAAATGGCTCTTAATTCTCCTAAAAATAAACTTTATATCTTTACTGGTCCAAGAGATACAAGGACGAGTAATGAATGTTTACAAGTTATGGCATCTGGTCCAATGACTTTAGATCAGATAAGTAGCAGATTTCCTGGAGTGTTTGAAAGTGGAACTCATTATAATTGCAGACATGAATTTAGACCATTTACAAGCAAAGATATGTATAAAAAACAAGAATTAGAAAAACAATTCGACAAAAGAAATTTAGAACAGGTGTTTAGATTAGATGGCAATTAAACCTTTAAACAAAATACCTAAAATAAAATTAAAAACTTTAGAAGATATTGCTGATTCTTCAGCTAATACAGTAATTAATACTGTTAGAGAAGTTCCAGGTGCAGTTACTAATAAAAAATATTCTTCTAAATATGCAGCTTATAAAGCAGCTCGTGGTAGAAAATCAAGACAAACAAGCTTTATTGATCTAACTTTTTCTGGTAATACCTTAGATAGCTATAAAAGAATTGGAAGCGAAGGATCTAAAAAGAAACAAGTAGTTGGGTTTACAAACAAAGAAGCATTCGGAGTTGCAAGAGGATGGGCAAAAAAAGGATATAACATTTTAAATAATAAAATTTCAAAGCTTATTGATAAAGAAATTGATGAGCATATAAGTAAAAATTTGAAGGCTAACTTCAAAGTCGCCTCTGGGCGAACAACAATAACGATTGAATAACTCACAAAAGAGGATATAAATGTCAGAACAAGAAGTCGGTCAGGACGTAAAAACTGAAGAAGTCGGTCAGGACGTAAAAACTGAATCCGTGGAAAGCAACGAGAAGGCTGATAATTATAGTGTTCCAGGATATCGTTTCAAGGAACTCAATGAATCTAAGAAAAGTCTTGAGAGTGAATTGTCAGAATTAAAAGCACAAATTAAACAGCGTGAAGTTTCAGAAGCAGAGGAAAGAGAAGAATATAAATCTCTTTATGAGGCTGCTAAGTCTGATCGTGATAAGTTTAAAGATGATGCTGAAAAATTCTATTCAATAGAGCAATCAAGGAAAGAAAGATTACTTGAGTCTTTTCCAGAAAACCTTAGAGAGAAAATGTCTAAGTTAGATTCTGAAACGTTGGAACAAATGAAAACAGAATTTACAAATAAAGTTCCTCAAGTAGATAATAGTGGTGGAGGTGTTTCAGGTGGTAAGTCTTTAGAGTGGTCTAAGCTTGCACCAAGTGAAAGAAAGAAACACTTCGCCGATATTATGAGGGGCAAAAATAATTAAGGAGTCTTAAATGGCTAATGTTACTGTCACAACTGGGGCAAAATTTCTGCCCGAAGTGTGGAAAGAAGCTATTCTTGATTATGCTGAAAGAAATTTCCGTATTAGAAACCAGGTTACAAATGTATCTGATATTGCTAACGGCGATACAGTACACGTTCCTCGTGTTTCTCAAGAAACTGCTGCAGCAAAATCTGCTGATACAGCCGTTACTTATTCAGCACAAACAGATGGCGAAACAACAATCTCAATAGATCAACACGCTTATGAAGCAAAAAGAATAGAAGATATTGTAAGAGTGCAAAGTTCTTATGATTTATTTTCTCTCTATGCAAAATCAATGGGCTATGGATTATCAAAGAAGATTGAGAATTATCTGGCAGTTGATGTTA